TGTTTATGTCCTAGTAAGGTTTGTCTGCGTTTAGAATTGCTAGAGTATCTGCGTCTATACTCCAAGGTTGCCCTGACGTTTTAAGAAAGTGATACCTTGCTCTTAGTATTTTTACAACTCTGTAAACAGTGCCTGCGTTTTCGCCAGTACGAGCCGCGTTTAATTGTTGCTCTAACGGTGCGTAGTGATAAATAGCTTCTCTACAATCTGTTTTTAAACTCATACGTTAACACTCCTTCCTTCTCCAACGCCTAAGTTTGATAACGTGGCGGCAACTATCCAATTGGTATTGTCTGTCGATTTTGAAATAACAACTTGTGAGCAGTCTTGTCCTGGCCTATTTCTATAGTAGATGCTTGCTACTGCGGTTGGCGCACCTAAGTCATAAGTCACTGCGTCAGTTAATATTTGACTAGCAAAGCGATTATATAAAAACCACCCGCCATAAATGCCAGCATCAAATAAATCGGTCGGGGCATAGCCAGTATAAAAAGTTGGGCCAGAAATGTTGGACGTAGTACCCAACGCACCTGTTCCAGCGTTATCCGTTGCACCATTTCCGTTGGGTATTGAGTAGACATTAAATCTATTTACCTGGACATATGGATAATTCCCTGAATATGTTGACCGCACCATACCGCTGAGTTTCCAGTAGCGGTAAGCGGGCAAAACAAGCTGGACGCTTATAGACGCAGATGCAAATAATTTACCAGCACCTGATTCGGCAACGGTTACAGTTAATGTTGCAGTTTCTGCGACAGTCACGTTTGTAATTGTAAGAACACCTGCAACTTGTGTAAAAGTTCTTGCTGTGTTGCCCTGCTTAACAGTATACGTTGGATTATTATACACGCTGTGGTTTGTAACAGTAATCGTTGAGCCAGTTGATGCGCTAGACGCTGTAGTTAAAGTAGGCGTAGCAGAAATATACTCCGTGCCTACACCACCACCAATAGAACCCCACTCTGTCGTGTAGCCTTCAAACTCACTTGTCGTTGAGTTGTAACGTAACTTACCTGCTACGGCTGTAGGTCTTTGTGCTGTTGTTCCTACAGGCAGTAATATTGAGCCTGTGCTTGTGATACTTAAATCACCAGTAACTGTACCACCAGCTTTAGGTAAAGCGTTATCAGCCGTAGTTCCTTGCGCTGAAGTAGCATAGGCTGTAGATTCTGTAGTAGCTGCTGTACCTAAACCTAAGTTAGTCCTTGCTGTGCCTGCGTTAGCTAAATCAGAAAGATTGTTAGCTTTTAATGCCGCAGAGGATAATGCCGATGATGCGTTAGACGCGCTAGTGGCTGATGCTGTAGCACTAGCAGCGGAGGCAGTTGCGCTAGTAGCCGCATTAGTTGCTGATGTAGCCGCTTCAGATGCTTTGGTCGTTGCTGTAGATGCTGACGTAGATGCACTAGTAGCAGAAGTAGTAGCTTCAGATGCTTTAGTGGTTGCTGTCGTAGCACTAGTAGATGCACTACTTGCACTGGTACTTGCCTCACTAGCCTTGGTTGTGGCTGTAGAAGCACTCGTAGACGCACTGGTTGCGCTTGTAGCGGCTTCTGCGGCTTTAGTAGTAGCAGTGGTAGCAGATGTGCTTGCGTTGCTCTCAGCAGTCTCTGCGTTCGTCTCAGCGGTTTCTGCATTAGTCTCTGCTGTAGCGGAGGCAGTAGCACTGTTGGCGGCCGCTGTTGCTGAGTTAGCCGCTGCTGTTGCAGAAGAAGAAACACCTGAAGCAGAAGATGCTGCGGCTGTGGCGCTACTAGCTGATGCTGTTGCACTGGTAGCGGCATTGGTTTCAGAGGTAGCTGCCGCTGATGCACTAGCGGCGGCATCGCTTGCTTTCGTAGTAGCTATGACAGCCTGTTCTGTGACTTCCAGAAGCGTAGCGTCCGTATTGGAATCACCCGCGCCTCCAGCACCTCTATATATAGCCATTAATAACTCCTACGAAAATAAACGAATAAAAGAATAAAAGAAAGGGGGACTCCGAAGAATCCCCCAAATACTGCGGTTTACTTAA